GCTGATGTTGTTGTAGGGGGCGGGGCTGCCGGTGCTGGCAAATCTTATGCTCTACTACTTGAACCTACCCGACATTCTGGCAATGCTCAATTTCGTGCTGTTATCTTCCGTCGTACTATTCCACAGATCAAAAACGAGGGTGGTTTGTGGGATACGAGCAAGCAGGTATATTCTGGTTTGCGGGATTTGTCCGGTCGGTCGGCTTCCAGCACGGAGCAGCCTCCGAAGTGGAAATTTCCGAGTGGTGCTACTTTGTTGTTTTCGCATTTGGAGCATGAGGGGGATGTTAAGTCGTGGGATGGGGCGCAGGTTGCTTTTCTTGGTTTTGATGAGTTGATACACTTTTCGGCATCGCAGTTTTGGTACATGGTTAGCCGGAACCGGTCGGCCAGTGGCGTTCGGCCATACGTGCGGGCGACGACAAATCCGCAAACCAGCGGGTGGGTAAAGCGCCTGATTGCTTGGTGGATATACCCGGACGATCACGAGAACTTCAATCTGCGCGGCATGCCTATCCCTGATCGGGCGGGGGCGATTCGGTACTTCTTTCGGCATAATGAGATCATGTATTGGGGTGATAGTGTAGCCGATGTTCTTGCCAGTTTACCGGAAGACCTGAAAGAAATCTGCCGTCCGGAGTTGGTGAAGTCAATCACGTTTATACCGGGCACATTGGATGACAATAAGGAGTTGACTGAAAAGGATCCTGGGTATGAGGGTAACTTGTTTGCGCAGGACAAAAAGCATGGCGAGCGGCTTCGTCGGGGCTGCTGGTATGATATGGTTGGTGAAAATGAGTTGTTCCGGTATGAGGATTTGCAAGACCTGTTCACGAACACCTACGTTCCATCGGGTGATTGGTATATGACTGCGGATATAGCGATGGAGGGCAGCGATAAATTCAGGATTGGCATTTGGGATGGGTTGCGGCTGGCGAAAGTGTACTCCTGGGATAAGTCGGACGGTAAGATGATATGGGAGGAAATGACGCGGCTTTCGCATCAATACAAAGTACCTGGGCGAAACATTGTATTTGACACGAATGGGGTAGGGAACTTTCTGGCCGGCTTTTTCAAGTCGGCTTTTGATTTTCGTAGTCAGTCGGCGCCGTTGGAGGAACGGGCGGAGGCCGGTGGCAATAAGTTGGTGAAGGTGAACTACAAAGACCTAAGGACGCAGTGCGTGTACAAGTTGGCGGAAGTGGTTGGGGCTACGGCGCCGGACAACCGAATGTACATGGACATCTCGGAGGAGCGGGTGCAGAACTTTATCATGGAAGAATTCATGGCGCACGAAAAAACCGGGGAGAACAGCAGTGGGCGGCTGACGATCACGCCGAAGGACGCGGTAAAGGCGTCTATCCGACGAAGTCCCGATTATTTTGACATGATATTGATGCGGATGGTATTTTTGATTAGGAAACGGGGTGTTTCATATCTTGCTCAACCTCAAAATCACGAACAACATGGCTGATATCAAGACATCTGAGGGTTATATGCAGCGGTTTTGGGAACTGGCTGCGGAAAATCAGGATTATCGCGACCCGATGAGGAAGGCTCTTATTTGCGTTGAGAGCGAGCTTCAAGAGATTTATGGGGTAAGACGCTACTCGTCTTACGATTCGTTTAGCGCGGCCAAGTCGCGCGGCCATAGCGGTATTCGGCTGACTGTTATAGAAACAGTTTAACCGCAGATTTGCTGACTGGCATGATTTTGTTGAATCTTTGTGCAACATTTATTCAACGAAAATGGCTCATCCATATTCATTTGACTGGTTATTTGAGTTCTTCGGGAAACGGGGTATTGGTTCTCCGGAGAATCCTCCGACACCGGTTTCCTCGGATTTGGAGCCGAATGAGGTTGAATTGGATATACAGTCTCGTTCACAGCCGCGTCAGCGTCGGGACTTTGATTTGCAAAGTCAGGAAGCGCACAGGTTATTTGTGTTTGGTTCTCCTTCTCTTTCTGGTGTTTCGGTCAATAATGATACTGCGCTTACACTTCCTCCTTTTTTCGGGGCTGTTCGGTATATTTCTGAGGGTATTGC